GCTGGTTGTTATCTATAAATACTTTATAGTCTTGGGCGTAGTTACCCTGCTTTACATGAACAATAGCTTCAGGATGGGCTGGTGTTGAGGTACTTGCTGTGACAGACGTGGCTATTGATTTATTTAAAATGAAAGTAAAATCAGCAATAGTAACTGACTTAAAATCTGTAAAAGGGTTACCCGTAGCTAGATAAGAATAGCCAGAAGGCGTACTCACAGTATATTCAGTGCCATCAAAACCAAACACTTTTAAAGATGTGTTGTCTGCGATAACAATATAACGCTCAGTTACGTCACGATTAATAGTGTGAATAAAGAAATTACCATTGGCTGCGGCATTGGACACTAAGTTAGCTAAATACTGCGTAGGTGGCCGCTTACGTAAACCACTGATAATAGAACTAAATGCATTCACCTGTTCTTCTGCTTGAGAATTTAAACGAACACTAGGGGCTTGCTGTGATACCCCGTTAGCGAGGTTTGGTATTGAGCTACTTACAAGTGCCATGTCTTACCTCGTTAAGATTCGTGCCACATCAGAGTGACCCGTCAGTATGTTGTAGTCAGCATTCTGGGATTCAATAAGACGTAATGAGGTCAATGCTTGATACTCATCTTCACGATTCATGGTATGTAATGAGTCAGAACCTAGTAGGCGGTCTTGGAGAATACGGGATGCCCGTAGTGTTATGTAGTTACGTGCTGCCTCTGGGATTTCCTCAAAGGCCAGTAATATAATTAGGTTACATTTCACTGTTTCAGTGAACGTGTACGTATGGTTTTTGCGGTCATACGCCCGTGAACCACGTTGAATTAAATTGTATGAAGATGACTCATTTGTAGAGTCAACGGACATTAAATTTGTGGGTAAAGGTAGATTTCCGTCTAGGTCAGGAACCAACGGATAGTCATACTCAGAATTGAAGAACCAGCCTTCGACTTGGACTCCACGATTAACATTTTGTAATACAGAAAGTGCAGCTAATGCATCGACTGAAGTCATGTTGACCAAGGTGTTCACAGGTGCTTCACCGATTGTATTGAGCATAGTATTGACTGCTTCAAGCTCAGTTGTAGGTGTCAGGGACATCGTAGCGAATCCTTAAAAAAAGAAAAAAAGGGGAACCGAAGTTCCCCTAGTGTGTTTCTAAATAAGAAACAGATTTATGCCTATGGCAATGCTAATTCAATAGCAGCTTCTGGACGCAAGATTCCATGCCCCATTGCATACTTAGCAACGAACAATGTGCCTTGGCGACGAATGTCGTACTCAGACTCAAGGCCCAAGTCCATTAGCTTAACTGTAGCGACAGCAGACTTGTGGAATACCACAGCCTTAGTCTTAGTAAAGTCAGCGTGGTAAGTGTTGCTCTCACCTGTAACTGCTGATTGGTTACCAGAAGGTAAGTGGTTAGACTTAACAATGGTGATACCAGCGATACGCAATACTTTACCTTCAGCATACGCACCAGAACCGCCCCAATCCTTGTTTAGAACTGTGGTGTCTTGTGCAAGCTTGTAGTAGATGGCTGGAGATACAACGGCATAGCGTTCATCTTCTGGAATGTCATCACCATCCATAGACTCAGCAGACTCAAACAAAGCAGCTACGATGTTCGCAGAAGTTGTGAAGTTAGCTTTAGTAATTACAGTACCAGCGTTAGTACCAGTAATAGTTGCAGCACCACGGGCAGCTTGTACAACTACGCGCAAGATGTTCTTGTCGTATGTGTTAGCCAATACGTTACCTAACTCTTTGGTGTAGGTTGAACGCACGTCATAGTGGTTCTTAGCTTCATCAATGTTTGCAATGAAAGCAGGTGCTACTAGCAAATCGTCAACAGAGATAACCTTCTCTGCTGCCTTGATAGAGCCACCTAAAATTTCAGTACCAACTGCGTGGTATGAAGCTGTGGCAGTTCCCATTACTGGGAATGAGGCAGACTTGCCATTGGTAATTGTGCGAACAGAATGTAATGGAGCCATGACATTCTTTTCTTCAAATTGTGTGATTACTTCACCAGCAAATAGCTTTAGAAATAGTGCATTAGTATCGCCAGCAGCATTAACTTGGCCGAGGCGTGAAACAGTTGCGTTACTCATTTTTAATAGTCCTTAGAGAGGAGTTGAAGTTTCAAGTTGTGTTCTCTTGAGGCTTCGGCCTTTCCGTGACTTCCACAGTGTTGTCTCCCGCAGGAGCAATGTAATTGTCAGTGGTTTAGCTGTGAGCTTGTAGAGGGGGAGCTTAGATAACGCTTGAACGCGCTAACTTAGCTTCGACTGTCTTACGAAATGCAGGGTCAGTCTTGTATTTAGGGTTACGCATAGCTTCCGTAACCTGTGCCACGCTTTCAAATTTACTACCTGCATTTGCAGTAGTTTCACCAGAGATTAAAGAAGGGTTACTTCCGTTTGCTGCTTGGTATTGAGCGTGTAGGCCGCGAACAGCCAATTTAATTTGTGCAGGGTCAGAGGTTCCCATGACATTGTTGTATGCGCTGACTTCAGCCTGTTCAAGGTTGTTTGAAGCCCACGACATCATCGTGCCATAGTTCTCTTCCCCACCTACGCTACTGAACATATCAGTGCGTAAGCTTGTAGCTAATGCTTCTTGACCAGCAATGTATGAATCAACTACATCACGAGGAATGCCAGACTTGTTGATGGCCTCATAGGTTTCATCAGAAAGTTGTCCATTAGCCCCATACTCTGTTTGCATGGAGTCGAAGTCTAAGCCTGCTTTTTGAGCCACTTCCTTAGCATCTTCGTTGGTGGGAATTTCAGCAGGGGTGTCACCATCAACATTCGCTGTTGAGTCTTTACCACCTGACATTTTCTTTTCAAGTGCAGCATAAGACTTAGCCATATCTTCTGGAGTCTTAAACTTCTCTGGTAACCACTCAGGCCGTTCATCCGAAGAGGACTCTTGGTTGTCTGGGGTCTGGGGGGAATCACCTTCGGATTTAGCTACCATTGCATCAATATGCTCTTGGCTATCTTCACCTTCACCTTGGATGATATTTACAGAATCTACCATTATGTTTGTTCAGTTCCTTGTTGTGCTGTCATTTGCTCTTTCATAGCATCAAAGGCTTGAGGGGCTAACTGTTGTCCAGTTTGCATCATCATTGCTTGCTGTTCTTCTTGTTGCATCTGTTCTTCAGATTTAATAAGTCCACCCATGTCCATGCCCAATGAAGTACCCACGCGAGTGATGTAATCACCTACGTTCATGTACTTCTGAATTGCTTCTGGGCCTAGAGGTTGAAGATGGTCGAGCATTGCAGCTAATTTGTTTAAGTCATGGCCTCGCCCGAGGGCTTCAAGTCCAGTGACGATTGTTGGAGACACCACACCCTTTGGCAATTGCGGAACTTTCTTCTGCTTTTGCATTTGTAGTAAGAGGCGGTTAACGAGGGGGAGTTGGAATTCTTGACTCAAGATAGAGTAGATACCACCAAGGGCATCTTCTAGCTCCGAAGCCATATACCGGATTTCTTCAGCAGTCACTCGTTCAGCATTACGCTGGACTGATGAGTTCATTAAGAAAGCAAAAGATAATCGTTCTTTAATTTCTTGTGCTGTTTGAAAAGCTATCTGCATATCGCCAGATTTCTGGACTTGCAGTGTGCTTACATCATTTGCATCGCCTTCTCGGATAGCCCCGTTTGGAGCTTCTGCTAAAACTCTCGCACGTGTTGTTCCATTGGGTCTTACTAAAAATAAAACCTTAGCAGATGCAGCAGCAGCCTCAACGATAGCTTGAGTTAAAGTCTCAAGGGAGTTTAGGTCACCTTGATATTCTTCCACATACCCACGTCCATAAGATTCACCATCAATACGACTTAGTCTTAAAGGAATCCAAGGGGATTTATCTATTGGGTAAGTACCATCTGAATCAGGCACTGGAATACCAGCCACTTCTTGTGACACATTCCATTTACCATCTCTACGCACAATGTGAGTAAATAAAGAAACAGGTTCGTCATTGCTTGTGTCTTCTGTGTCAGATGATTCTAGCAAGTCTCGTATTTCTATAGGTAAAGCACTGGGTGATACATCTTCTTTGGTTACGATTTCTAGCGCATTACCCATAGGGTCACGCTTGAGTACGTACCTGTCCATGTGGAAAACTCTCATGCCACCTTTATCAGGCTGAAAGAGAAGGACGTTACCTGCAACTAGCAGATGTTTAATAGCTTCAAATGCAGCAATGCGAGTTGAAGAAGCTTCAATCTCTGACATTACAGCACGTTCAATTTTGGAGAGAGCTTCTTCAACTTCGGCTCTTGCCCCCTCTTCTTGGGCTAACTCTTGTAACTTAAAATCGTCCACAGTTAAGCGAAAGAATGGTGAGTTTGGAGGTAGTAATGCCAGCAACATTTTAGAAGATAAATTATTAACACCACGTGCGCCAATACCTTGGAACGGAGTGTATAACTTTGAATGTGCTGAATGCCCATCAGGGGGAAGCAGAGAAG